CCCGCCACTCGACGCCGATGTAGTCCAGCACACGGCCCCAGCCGTACCAGTTCCCGCGATCATCCTGCATTACGTGATTCATCCACATTTCCCACTCCTTTGGATTCCGCTCCCACAGCCGGTCGAACCGGTGTGGGCGTTTTTCCATGTGGACGCCGAACCCGCACATGGAGCACCCGGTTCTCTGTGCTTTTGTCGTCCTGAGTGTTCCGTCTGCGTCGCGCACGATTTCTCCGTAGATTTCCGGCACCGGAACCTGCAAATCCAGCGCAAGCTGCAAAAGATCCTGCCGCGAAAAAATGGACAGCTGCGTTTCGTTCCCGGCGATATGTAGTTGCACCCGTGCATCATCAACGCTTTCTGCCTGCGCCCTCCTTCGGACGCCATCAGGCCCATATACGGGAAGCTTCCGGTTTCTTTGGCATAATCGCTGCAAGGCTTTTCTTTCAGGTAATAGCAGCACTTATCCGATACGAGAAAATCCGGCGTTTTGTAGCTAACGCCTTCATTCTCATTTTCGTATCCGCCGAAGATCTCCAGCCATTTTTGCGCCAGCTTCATCCGCGTCCCCGTGCGGAACCCGCCGTAAGCCCCTGTTTCCCCAGTGATGATCGCATGGCGTACCGTTGCGTTTTTCTCGCTTGGATTTTGCAAAAGCGAGATTTTCCCCGCAACTTCCTTGGAGATCACCGGCCATCCGTACTCCCGCAGCACTTCCACTTTGCTTTTCAGCGGTTTCAGCGGCTTCACGCCGAGTTGCTTGTGAATCAGCTGAATGCTTTTATCCTCAAGCGACGATACCGAGATGGCAGGCACATCAATACCAATGCTGCGAAGGAACAGGAGCAGCGTGATGGAATCCAGCCCGCCGACAGCTACGTAGCAGCTACCTGCAACGTCTGGGTGATTGTAGAATTCCCATGCGCGGATTTTGGCGTATTTCACCTTGAACGCATAATCCATCTGCTGTTTTACTCGAAAATCCGCAATCTTCCGTTCGGTATCCAGCCTTGCATTTCGCTCCAGCACATTCTCTTTCATTTTGCCTCCTCCCTCCCCGGCGTCAGTTTGGCCAGCATGATCTGGCCGAGATCCGCCACGTACACCAGCCGCCCGCGGCTGTATACCATCAGCTTGTCGCCCTGGATCTCCATCCGGTCTGCCTCGATGTTTGTCAGATCGTGGCAGCAATCGCAAACAAATCTCATACCAGCGCCCCCGGCCTGTTGTCCGGCTGGTATCCAAGCTTGGCCACGCTGGCCGTCTGGTGGTATTCCGGCCGCTTGAAGCTGTAGCCCCAGCGCTTGGCCGCCCAGAACAGGGCCGCCGTTTCATCCGCCGCGTGTACCGTCAGCTGGCGGCCTGCGTAATCCACCACGAAATAATGCTTGCCGGTATATCCCGGCTGCTCGACGATATCCGCGCGCCTCGCGGCCCGCTCGCCGGGGTAATCGATGCTATTTTGCCGCATAGCTTTTGCCCCTCCTGTCTTTTTTTGCCGCCCGCTCGATCTGCCGGATGGCGGCTATGTCCGGCTCCAGACTGAGTTTGTCCCGGTGGTTGACATCATAGATGTGGTTTCGGACGCTCACATAGAGCGCCCAGCTGCAGCAGCGTGCGCTGCATCCCGGCTCCCGGCCGGGGCAGTCCTTCGCGCACGGCGGCGGGATCTGCCGCATGCGCGGCGCGTAGATCTGCGCCGTCATAGCGCTTCATCCTGCACGCACTGGAGCCAGTACGCCAGCTTCTGCAGCCGCGTCTCCTGTTTGAGCAGTTCGTCGGTTGTCTCATGATCGACGCGCGGCATTTCGCACAGGAGCGCCCGATCATTCTTGAGATCGTCCGCGTAGGCGTTCACCGCCTCGATCACGTCCGCCAGCTGGTCTGGGCGGAAGCTGACCGTGATCTTTCGCTCCTTCACAGGCATATCCCTGTGAAGAACGTCATCATCGACACGCCGCCCAGCATGGCCGCGACGTCCACCGTCTTTGCGCAGCCCGCAATGACGCACAGCGCGAACGCCACGCCCGACAGCCAGCAGCACCCAAGCCGCGCCAGACGCCGCATGGCCTTGCGCGTCTGGTATGCCTCCCGGAGCCGCGCCTGCCGCTCCTCGGTCGATTCCTCCGGCTCATACCCGAGCCGCTCTGCAAGATTGGTTCTCATTTCTTCTCCTCCGTTCCGTCCTGTACACTGTCCGCCGCCTTGATCTTTTCCAGCACCAACTCGATATTCCTGCGCTCCTTCTCAATGCTCTCGAGCTCTTTCCCAATGGCTTCCCGCCTTGCTTCGCTGCCCGGCTCTCCCTCTTTGAGACGGAACGCATCCGCATCCATCCGGATCATGTTCCTTTCGAGTATCCACTTGAGATACAGCCATTCAGCCGTTGTCAGAAGCAGCTTTTTCATGTCTTCGCCTCCTGCATCCGCCTGACGAGCCGCGCCAGACGGGCGTTTTGTGTCACGAGCTTCTGCGCGTCCAGGTCAAGCCCCTTGCGCTTGAGCCCGCCGATGATCTGCGCCGCCTGGCACTCGCAGACCAGCGCCGCCTCGATCAGATCATGCAGCTCCTGCCCGCTCAATGTGAGGGTGTAGGTCTTTTCCGTTTTCCATTCTATCCGTCTCCTATGTACGCGCCCTTTGGCGCGTTTAATTGTCTGCCGTGGGCAGACGCCCTTCGGCTGCGGCCCGCTCGAGGATCTGCCACGCCACGCGGCGGGCAGCCTGCCGGTTGGCTTCCTTCTGCTCTGGCGTCAGGCGGCGCAGATAGTTGTCCGCAATCAGGGCCGTGCAGTTTTTCAAGTGGTATTCCGCCACGATATGCGGTTCTTCCTCCGCAATGGGATCATAGTGCTTCGGCATGATTTCAGCCTCCTTCCGGCTTTAGCTTTTCCTGAATTGGAAATATTACGCAGAATTAAGGTTCCGATTCCAGCAAGCTCACGATGCAGACCATCTGCTCCGTCAGCTTTGCGAGATCCTCGTTTGTGGTTTCCTGCTTCCGGCTTCGCTCGGCCAGCAGTTCCAGCTGCTCTTCGAGTTTCTGCCGCAGGTCGTCGTCGAGTACCATCAGACGGCCTCCTTTTTCTCGCTCTTCGCAGGCTGCACCATAGCGGCCATGCCCTGCATAAAGATCAGCGCCTTCTCACGCATTTCCGGCGTAAGCTTATTGATTTCCGCCGAGATCTTCTCGGCCTGCTGCTTCTGCTCCTCTGACATTGATCTCACCTCGCTTGGTTTATTCCTTGCCCATACCGTAGCATGGATTCTCCATATTGTCAAGCATTATTTTATTCTTTTTCCATATTTTTTGATTGACATTTATTCCGTGCTGTGATAACGTAATGCCAGAAAGAAGGTGATTTGATGAGCACGATCAATGAGCGAATCGCATTCCTAATCAAGGATCAGGGCCTGACGCAGTCCAAATTCGCCGAGCGTATCCATCTTGCGCAATCCCATATTTCCAAAATATGTTCCGGTATCAATGTCCCAACCGAGCGCACGATCTCGGATATCTGCCGGGAATTCAACGTCTCTCTCGCATGGCTGGAAGACGGCGAAGGAGAAATGTATGTGCAGCGCAGCGCGAATGAGGAGCTGGCCCTGCTGGTCACGGATATCATGTCCGACGCAGACGATTCCTTCCGCAAGCGCTTTCTCTCTCTTCTGATGGCGCTGCCGCCGGAAAAATGGAGCGAAATTGAAAATTTCGTAAAAAAATTAAACGGAGACGCTTGACCGTCTCCGTTTATTTTTGTATTCTGGTAGAGGGTGGTATTTATGCGGGCTTATGCCGAAACAATGTCTGTGATCTGCGCCGTGCTTTTGGTTCTTCTCATTCTCTGTACGTCCTGTTCTCCGCGCCAGTACACAAGCGATGATCTGGCGGAAGCAAAAGCCGAGTCTTACCAGGAAGGATACCGTAATGGGTACGACGACGCACTCGACGAGTTTGCAGTCGATTCCCACTGACACGCCATCCCGCGGCATTCGTTTTTCCGCTTCTAGCAAACTCCCAGATCCCCCTGAGCGTCCATCTTGCAAAATAAGCAGAGAAGATTATCTGCGTGAAATCGTTTCCGTTCAAGGCGCTCTTTCGTACCCGCTTTCTCGTGGAAAGTACAATCCTTATTCCGGCAGAAGCATTGAGACATTGCAGGACTATGAATTCTATTGCCAATGCATCGCGCTCCGGCGGCTTTACGATGAACGAATGTCTGCCGCATTTGCCGTTGTAGATTCCACTCAAAACGTCCTTTCTGCTGCAGACGCCGTTGTCAACGAGTCTCGTGCGCGTGCATCAGCTGCACAGCAAGAAGCTGCTCTTGCCAAGCGCGAAGCTGCTTTGTACAAGCATGACGCAATGATCGCCAAATCAGATTATGCAGCGCTGAAAGCTCGTGTCGAATCCGGAAAAAAAGTGAGACTCCGAATACTCATCATCTCCGTAATTCTATTCCTTGGGTTTCTTCTGTTTTATCCTTTCTCTCGTCCTCAGGAAAATGTATCGCAATCAACGGAATCTTCTCATGTGTCAAGCTCTTCCTCCTCATCATCCGAACCCACCGGTGACGGGCCAGAACGACCATCCGGGTACGTCTCCAACGAATATATTGGAAACAAAAAGAATCACAAATTCCACCGATCGTCATGTTCCTATCTCCCAGATGAGGATAACCAAAGAATTTTCAAGTCCAGGGACGCGGCAATCTCCGCAGGGTACGACCCATGCGGGCATTGTAACCCATAGCTTCCAGCCGGAGCGGTTTCCCGTTCCGGCGCTATAAAATTCTGTAGATTTCTCAAATTTTTGTGCATTTTTTCGTGCAACATTCCGGGTTTACATTTTGTCCGCCGCGGCATATACTATAGACACAGCGAAAGCTGCGAATCAAGCCTTTGGAATTGACCCCCCACGATCAGGGGAGTGCCAGATCCAAGGGCTTTTGATCGTTAATGGAGGGGTATTATGTCTAAAACCGCGATTCTCGTTGATGGCGGATTCTTCCGCAAGCGTTCCAAATTCCTTTGGGGCGAGCATTCGCCGGAAGTTACTGCTGACGCTCTGGCTACATACTGCAAGCGGCATCTTCGTGAGCACAATATCCGCCACGACCTGTATCGCATCTTTTACTATGACTGCCCTCCGGTAAACAAACAGGTTTACCATCCGCTTTACAAGCATACCATAAATCTCGGTGCGACCCCGGAATATGCCTGGATGTGCGAATTTCTCGCTTGTCTGAAGACAAAGAGGAAATTCGCGCTTCGCCTCGGCAAGCTGGATGACAGCAACACCGTGTACTCTCTCTGCTATGATACCGTCAAAAAACTTTGCTCCGGCACTATTTCGCCCGCCGAATTCACGCCGCAGGACTTTGAGCTTTCCATCCGGCAAAAAGGCGTGGATATGAAAATCGGCATCGACATGGCGTCCCTTTCCTTTAAGCATCAGGTCGACCAGATCGTCCTGATTGCCGGTGACAGTGATTTTGTCCCTGCCTCCAAACTCGCCCGTCGTGAAGGCGTCGATGTCGTTCTCGACCCGCTCGAACAGTCTGTAAAAGACGATCTGTTTGAGCACATCGACGGTCTGCGCTCCTGCGGCAACCCTTTCCCTGTCGAATAATTCCCCGCCGGAACGGTTTCCCGTTCCGGCGCTTATTTTATGATGTTCCGCAGGAATCGCAGGATGATTTTCATCTGATCCAGTGTGGCCCGCTCTAAAATGTTTTCAATCTGTTCCATCGTCTTTTCCATTCCCGTCTCCATTTCTCCACAAAATTCCCGTTCATTTTTTGTTAATCTTTGCCTCTTGTTCGTGCCTCCCGAAAGTTGTAAGATATAGGTAGGCGTCGCCCGCGCCGCTGGCCGAACAACGGCGCGGGCTTTTGTTTGCGCAGGCGACCGGGAGCCGTCTGTAACTTTAGGGTAGCCTGTCCGCGGTAGACTTGTAAAGATGTAGCAGTTGCTTTTTGCAGTCAGACGTCTTGCTTTTTTGGGGGGAATGACATGTTTTGAAGGAAAAATTATCTGATTTATGCCGTGAGCAGAAGCAGACGATCACTCCGCACAAAACAAATCAGGACGTCGCCGAAAATACCGACCTTTCCGTCGGCACCGTATCCCAGTTCTTTCGCGGCGACATCAAAAATCCGTCTGTTTACACGGTCGGCCCGATCTGCCGGGAGATGGGCGTTTCTATGGATGAGTATTTCGGCATCCCGCATGATGAGCCTGCCGAGCCTTCCGAGCCTCCCGATGCTGAAAAACTCCGCGCCGAGAACGCGGCGCTTCGTGTGCAGCTTGCTCAGCATCAGAAGTCCCTGCGCATGCACCGGCTTGTGACGCTCATCCTCTTGGGTATTCTTTTGCTGTGTGCCCTTGCGCTTGTGGCCGACGTGCTCAGCCCATCGATTGGCTGGTTCCGCGCATAAATCAAACCGCCCCGGCCCAGCGCCGGAGCGGTATCCGTATAACCTTTTGCCCTTGTGGTGAGAATCTGCTTATGAAATTTACATCTACCTGGAAAATCTCCGACCCGCTCGCGCAATACATCATTTACCTGCGCAAGTCCCGGAAGGACATGGAGGCTGAAGCCCTCGGCCAGACCGACACGCTCAAGCGGCACCGGGCCGCGCTTTTGTCGCTGTCCGAAAGCCGCGGGCTGAACGTCATAGAGATCTGTGAGGAAGTCGTGACCGGCGACTCCATCGCCGTCCGGCCGGAGGTGCAGAAGGTCCTACAGCTCGTCGAGACCGGGAACTATGCGGGCGTCATCGTCATGGAAGTCGAGCGTCTGGCGCGCGGCGACACCATCGACCAGGGCATTATTGCCCAGACCTTCAAGTATTCCAACACGAAGATCATCACACCGAACAAGATCTATGACCCAAACAACGAGATGGACGAGGAATACTTTGAGTTCGGCCTCTTTATGTCCCGGCGCGAGTACAACACCATCAAGCGCCGCCTGTCGCGCGGCAAGGAGGCGTCCTTGCGCGAGGGCAAATGGATCTCCGGCAAGACGCCCTTCGGCTGGTCGCGTGAGAAGCTGCCGAATGACAAGGGTTACAAGCTCGTCCCGCACCCGGAGCAGGCACCCGTCCTGCAGCAGATCTACAACTGGTACACCGGCGAGGGCTGCGCGCGCATCGGCGCGAAGGCGATCTCCACGCGGCTGAATCACCTCGGCGTCAAAACGAATTCCGGCAACGCGTGGACGGCAAGCGCCGTTCTGGACACGCTGCGCAACCCAGCAAACGCCGGTTGGATCAAATCCGGCGGTAGGCCGGAGACGAAGCGTATCGTTGACGGCTCTGTCGTCGTCAGCCGCCCGCGCACCCGGCAGGAGGATTTGAATCTTTATAAGGGGCTGCACGACGGCCTGATTTCGCAGGAGCAGTACGACAAGGCCGTCGCGTTGAGCTATTCCAGCGGCTCCCCGCGCGGAAAGGGCGCATGGCAGACTATGACCAGCCTTGCCGGGCTTGTTCTCTGCGATCAGTGCGGGCGCGTCATGGTGCGCAGGCCGTCTTCCGGCGGGCGGCGCGATGCGTTCATGTGCCCTTCTCCCGATTGCCCGACCGTCAGCGCGTGGTATGAGGATGTAGAGGACGCCGTTCTCGACGCTCTGCGCGGCTGGCTGCATGAGCTTGAAGTCGGCGAAGCGGAGCGCAGCGACAAGCATTCGCTTTTGGATGCTCTCGCCGCTTCCATCAGCGCCGACCAGAAGCAGCTTGCCAAACTGGAGGCGCAGGAAGCCCGCGCATACGAGTTTGTTGAGACCGGCGTTTACACGCCGGAGATCTTCCTTCAGCGTTCTCAGGCGCTCGCCGCGGATAAACAGGTGATCATTTCCCGCATTGAAGAGAACCAGCTGGCGCAGGATGAAATCACGCGTGCCAAGCAAGCCCGCACCCGTCTCGCCCCCGCCGTCCGCCATGTGCTTGAGACGTACCCCCTTGCCGCAACTCCGCAGGATAAAAACGATCTGCTCAAAACCGTCCTGCAAAAAGTTCTTTACCACAAGCAATCTAAATCCTATTCCAAAGCAGGCAGCGATATGCGCGTGACGCTATATCCCCTTACCGATTGATTCCGTGCGTTCCACTATACTTCGCTATCTACTATTACACGGTACCCATGAATGCGACCCGACAGTCGATCAGTGCACCGATTGTCTGTCCTTCGTCAAGAAGTAAATCCAAGAAAAGACCACGCCGCAGCAAATCGCTGCGGCGTGGCTCAAATCGGCAGAGAACCACCATTTTCGGCAGACGAAAACGGTGGTTCTCTGCTGACTTGGCAAAAAGAAGCGCCCTCCGCTGGGAGGGCGCTTTGGTGTTTAAATCAGCCGTTCGTTGGCGTTGTGGACACGGCGCTGCTGATGGATTTAACGTATTTGGCGTTCAGGTACGCGCAGGCCTCGTTGTACCAGATCTCGTACCAGGCGCCGTCCTCCGTCTCCTCCGAGACACCGATGACGGCGACAACCGTATCGGTCGGCATAGTCATGAGAACCTCGCTGTTGGTCGAAGGGGCGGAGCGGACGTTCACATCATTCGTCGTAGCCATGCTTTCGGCCTTCGGCGTGATGACAAGTTCCTGCACGTCGGTGGGCCACTTGGCCGTGTCGCGCTCCGGCGTGCCGCCAAGATGGTTGGACGCAAAGATAGACGCCACGGTGCAGCTGCTCTTGGTGACAAGCATGGCGACCTGCCCGTTATAGCGCACGGAGCCGTTCCATGTGTTGTCCTTCCAGTCGAGCGCGACCTCGTAAATCTGGCCGCTCAGATCGACGGTGTACTGATAATCCGCTGTCTTGCCGGTCTTTTTATAGTTGGCCTGCATCAGCACGGTGGACAGGTCCACCGCATCGCTTTCGGGCAGCGTCACGGGATCGTCATTGCCATAGGTCACGACAGCGGCATTGACGGGCTGCGGCTCGGCAGCCTGCGGGACAGTGATCATGAACTGGCCGTTCGTGTCCTGCTCGTCAAACTGGAACATCAGTTCCTGCGAACCACCGCGCGGGACGAGCGTAAAGCCCTTGTCGCTGGTCGTGACGGTATAGAGACCGGAATCTTCGTAGAATGTGCGGAACATGCCGGAGAGCGTCTGCCCGTCGGGCAGCTTGTCGGTGCCGCAGGTATACGGCGTACCCGGCTGGACGGTGGCAAACATCGTGTCGCGCAGCGACGCGTCCGTGATGAGGTGCAGCGGCAAAAGCATATCAAGCGTGCCGGAATCGAGCGCGATCTCGCGGTGCTCGCCCATGAAGAAGTACCATTTTTCATTGGTGTTCTTCGGATCCTTGACGTACAGGCACCAGGTATCCGTGCCGCCGGACTCGTTCGGCTTCGTATAGACGCCGCACTCGCCGTAGCTGTTGGTATACGTCGCGGCCGTGATGCCGTCGTTATTCTTGACAATCAGCTTGTTCAGCGCGCTGAGTTTTTTCTTGGTCGTGAACTGATATCCGCCGTAGGAGACGAAATCCGACTCGTTAAGTTCGGCGGACAGGGGCAGATCGATGGTCGTGCCGGTGGAAAATGCCTTGGCCTTGATCACCGTGTCGCTGCTCTTCGAGCAGCCGCGCGCGACCAGCACAATGATGAGCACCAGCAGCACCAGCGCCGCGACCGCGATCAGCAGCGGCAGATTTCTGCGCAGCCAGATGCTTTGCTTTCTTCTTCTGTTCATAGCCGTACCTCCATGATGTGTTCGGGGCTGCGAAGCGTAGATAGACTCCACGCAGTATATTCATTGTTATGATAGCACAGCTTTTTGAAAATAGCAATTCTTCATAAAAAAATAAGATTTGGCGATTTTTCTTGCGAAGCGCCGCTTCAGCTGGTATGATGTCAGAAAAGACTGACAGGAGGGATCTGCCTTGCGCTTCAAATGCCTGGTCATGGATCACGACGACACTACGGTCAACAGTACCGCCACCATCCACTTTCCGTCGTTTCTCGCCTATTTAAAGCTTGTACGTCCGGAGGCATCGTATACGCTGGAGGAGTACTTCCGCAAGAATTTTGACCCCGGCATCATGGCGCTGTTTACCGGCGAGCTCGGCTTTTCGGAGGAAGAGATCGAAGGCGAGTTCCGCTTCTGGCAGGACTGGGTACGCACGCGCATACCAGTGGCCTATCCCGGCATCCGTGAGATTTTGCAGCGGCACAAAGAAGCGGGCGGACGAATTGCCGTCGTCTCGCACTCCATGCGCAAAAACATCGAACGCGACTACAGGGAAAACGATCTGCCGGAGCCGGATGTCATCTTCGGCTGGGAGCAGCCGCCCGAGCAGCGCAAGCCGCATACATGGCCGCTGGAGCAGATTATGGAGCGCTTCAGCCTTGCGCCGCAGGAACTTCTTGTCGTTGACGATCTGAAGCCCGGCTATGACATGGCAAAAGCCGCTGGTGTTCCCTTTTCCGCTGCCGGATGGGCGAACGATATCCCGGAAATCGAGCAGTTCATGCGGAAAAACTGCGATTTTTACTGCAAAACTGTCGCCGATCTCGACCGGCTTCTGGAAAAATAAGCGCAGCCGCCCGCTTTTTGAACGCGGGCGGCTGTTTGTTACAGTCTCTGATTTTTTGCCAGCTGGCGGTTT